AAATGATGAAACAGATAACCGAACTCAAAGCGAAGCTTTTTAACAATGATGCAGAGCATTGTGAAGCATTACGTGCAGACCAAAAACAGTTAAACAGAGCTATTGATGAAATAAATGAACTCAAAGCCGATTGCAGTAGGTTCATAGACACGATAAACAAGCTACGTGAGGAGAACGAGAAGCTGAAAAAGGATGTTAAAGAAGCACGAACACTTGCTGAAGAAAGTTTAGATGATTTGGTAGAAAAAGAAGAGGCTTGGCTTGATACTGGCTATTTGAATGGTTACAACAAAGTCCTCGTAGATGTCGAGAAGGAAATAGGAAAACACCGAAATCCAAATTCAAAAACTCCTATGGTACATGATATAACTTATATTGAGATTTCAGAAATAATCCAAAAACTCAAGAAGAAGGCACAGAAATGAAATTAGAAAAGGTGTGTAAATGTGGCGCACCGATTGGAAGTGATGATACAGCAGCAGAGATAGAATTCGCAAAGTGTAAATTGTGCTATAAGAAGGAGTCATGGAAATGAAAAGCATAAAACAGATTTCGATTGAATTTGATGGGGACTTCACTTATGCGTTAGACCCACTTAAAGGCTACAAGAAGAAGCACAGATATACCTTTGAGGAGATGAATCAGTATGTTGATGATGAGAGATGGGATGAGAACATGGATGAGTTAAATGGTTGGTATATCATGTTTTGCAAGCACATGACCGATAACAAGATAGAGGAGCTAAAGCAAAAACCAGTAGGAGAAGTCTATGATTCCTTCATCCATAGAGACCTTAGTGATAGATGGGCTAGTATGCCTGGAATAGACAAATGGGAGTGGAAGCATGAATAAATGCCCTAACTGTGGGAAGGAAACGATACCAGATGTGTTTGAAGATGGCTATATATGTCCCTATTGTAAGATGGAGTTGAAATATGCATCCGATTCATAAAGCTTATAAGAAGTACAGTAAATGTAATAAGTGCAAGGAAATGAAGCAGGAAGTGTTAGTTAATGGTTATACCATACTCGACCTCTGTGGTCGATGTGAGGAGGTAAAATGGACGAAAAAGGAATAACTAAGCTCATAGCGGGTTTTGCCATCGGAGTACTGGTAGGTGTGATGTTGTCGAGTGTAGTGCCGATGGGAGAGCCACAGCTCACCAAATGCATGGTGTGGAATGAAACCGAGAACGAATGGGATAGCGTGGGCTATCATTGCCTTGATTTCAATGACAACAAGCTATGCAAGCAATACGAAGATGGCTGGATTGGTGAAAGATGCAGAATCATGGAGGTGTGTTGATGGACGACCAATATCCCGAGATACCCGAAAGCAAGAACCTAGACTGGAGGATTCGTCAATTGTCGAATGGAAGCCTTAGATATGAGATAAGAGTCAAAGGGAACACCACCGAAGAGTGCAAGAAACTTCTTATGGAAGCTAAAGAAGAGTTGGACAAGGTATGTCACTAAGCAAACGTGCAGAAAGCCTGAAAACACTGAATAAGGAATCTATTAACAGTTCTACCTATTGGACGATGAGAAATGCTAGGGGAGACATATTCAATCCCAAATATAACCATGTTTCGGATAAATGGACCTGTACATGCAAAGCATTCATATTCGGAAGGGAATGCAGCCATATATGGAAAGCAAAGGAGGATTATGAACACAAGCATAGAACTCAAGAAAAAGCTATGGAGTAAATTCATAAAGAGTTGTGAATCCCAATGGATGGTCGGTGGAGATAGGTATAGGTTATCAAAGGATAAGGAATTCACCGATTTAGTGTGTGAAGTGGCTGGAAACCAATGGATAGGTGGAAACATCGTCAAATACTCTGGAGAGATAATAAACACCGAGCCCAAGCCTGAAGTGAATTTCTTCAAGATAGCTGTATATGCCTTCATCTGGTGGCTAAAGGAACAGGAGAACCTGACAGGTAGGGATAAAGGTGAGGAATTTGAATAAAAAGGAACAGGCGATACAGGAGAAGAAAGTCTGGTATAAATATCATATACCTGGAATGACCAACTTACATAGGGTCAAGAAGAATGCTATTTTTATATCTGCTGCTAATACATGGGAACATGAGCTTGGGAAGTTCAGGGTATGTTATAAGCTCAAGGAGATGGGGCATAATTTCCTGACTGAAGCCGAATGTTCGATAAATAAGGTCAGATACCGAAGGGATGTGGTGGATTTGACTGACGGACGTATCTATGAAATCGAAACTGACCCAAAAAGAGCCGAAAGGTTTATAAAGGACCCCGAGTATAGTAAGATAATAATTATAAAATTATGGAGTGATAAGAATGGTAGCTGAAGAAGATACATGGGAATTTAATGGAACTATTTTCAGAAAATGTCCCAAGTGTGATAAGCCAATGCCAGCAGCATGGTTGGAACACAAATGCGGTTGGAAATCTGCTTATGCGAAACCCGCCAAGGATGAGGATGCCAAGGCATTCGCACCAGCAAAGGAGTTTAAACAGACAGCAGTAGGAAACAATATAAAGGAGACTGATGTGAAGATGTTCGAGAAAGCGTTGTGTGATGCTATTGACATATGCAAAAAGATAGAGACAGCAAAGAAAGTGAAGTTCGATGTAGAACAGATACAGAAGATAGGAACAACACTATTCTTGCGAAGGGCGAGGTATTAAATGACAAAAGAAGATTTTAGGAAGAGATACCCAAACGGGAAGGGATATAAGAAATCCCGCATAGAAGCCGAGAAAAAGCAACAGAAAATAGTAGAGGAGGGAGATTACTTTATTGTTTATGTTGGAGTCCAGCCTTTCAGACCCGACGAGATTTGGGTTCATAGAGGGATGACATTCGAGAAGAATGTGGTTTATCCTGTCACAGAGGAATTGTTTACATATCTCAAGCACATAAAGGGATTCAAGCAGATTCTCGGAGTTGAGAAGAAGAAAAGGGATTTCCCAAAGGTGAAGAAAAGATGAGAATACTATGGTGTGCAGACACAGTTCATTTACCAACAGGGTATGCACAGGTGACGAGGAACCTATTAACTAGATTTCAGAAAGCTGGTATAGACGCACATCAGCTTAGTTGGATGTTTCAGGGAATGGATGAGGCTGTTCCCTATCCTCTCCATTACCCGATGAACCATGATGAGACCTATGGCAACAAAGGTTCTGTGCCATATTGGACGAACACGATAAAACCAGACATAGTTGCCTTCTTAGCGGATTCCTTTATGATTAAGTGGTTGGGTGACGAGAAGATAGTCACCAAAGACGACAAGAAAATGATAATCAAAAACAGGCAGGAAATCAACGCCAAGACGCTTTTCTACTTTCCCTTTGATTCCGCAGATGCATATACGGGAGTCAAAGAAGTGATGGAGCAGATTGACATTAAGGTTGCGATGTCGCAGTTCGGACAGAAGATTCTCAAAAAGGAACTCGATATGGATTCCTTCTATATTCCTCATGGAGTTGATACCACCATCTACCGACCGATTCCAAGAGAAATTGTTCAAAAGGAACGGGAGAATTTCAAACTAAACGATAAGTTCATCATAGGTTGCATAGCGAGAAACCAAAGTAGGAAGATGTATCCAGCATTATTCCAGGCTTTCGTGCGATTTCATAAGAAACACCCCAAATCGGCACTTGTATGCCATTGTGACCCAGTTGACCCACAGGGATGGAATCTTCTCGATTTGAGCAATCGGCTCAATCTTAAACTGAATGAGGACGTTTTCTTTAGCATGAAACGGTTCTGTCATGGCGAAGGAGAAGCAACCGTCAACTTAATATACAATCTTATGGATATTCATACAATCCCCACAACAGGCGAGGGATTCGGCTTGCCTATAATAGAATCCATGGCAGCAGGAATACCCAATATCCTCACAGACTGCACGACAAGCAGGGAACTCATAGGAAAGAACGGTCTACTTGTGAGGCGTGTCGGTGAAATCGACGAGGAGGGCTATATCATAGGACAGTTGAATACCAAGAGGGCTATCCCGAGCATCAAGGATATGGTGGATAAGTTTGAATATCTTTATGATAATGAAGCTGAAAGGAAGAGAATGGGCGAGATGGGTAGAAGGGAAGTCCTTAAGACCTATAATTGGGAGAGAGTGACCAGAGCATGGTTAGAATTATTTGAACACGGAAAGGTAACAGAATACAGTCAGGAGGTAAAATGACCAAATTTAAATATATTATTGAAGGAATAATAACAAAAGAAGGTGAACTTAAAGTAATTGATATGAAATTTAGACCCAAGGATTGGTCAGTATCTACATGGTTAGTTATTATTTCTCATGTTTTGAGTGAAGGGATTGCGGGATTACATGAAAAACTTAAGAAGGAGCATGAAAAATGAAAATAACAGGAATGGTATTGGTCGGTGAGAATGAGCCCTACTTGCATTATTCCATAAATAGCATAAAAGACATCGTGGATGATATTGTTGTTTTTAGGAAATATGGCAAGATGGCTGATTTGACTTGCATGGAGATACCCATGGATGTCAGAGAGAAAACGAGATTCATAATGCAAAAAGAAGGGGAAGTGGATTTCGCTAAGTGGCGAAATGAGATGTTAGATGATATGAGAAAGCATAAAACGGATTGGGTACTCTTTTTGGATGCGGATGAGATATTCGCCAATTCCGATGGAAGTCCAGTCACAAGAAAACAGCTTCTCAAGCTATTTAGGATAAAATTCACATTCAAGGAAGAAGACAAAGAGAAGAAATATTATGCCGAAGTCTTTGACATATTTACAAGGCATTTCATGTGGAACTATTTCACGATAGATGCGACAAAGGGCGGATTTCATCACTCCTCACAGCGATTGTTCAAGATACCCAAGAAACCCATCGAGATAGAGTTCCAAAGGAAAGTGCATGAGGTAATGATATGGTACAAGCAGGAAAAGGACAAGAAATACGCATATTTCCCGAAACATGTGGGTTTGACACCAAAAAGGCTATTAGACAAGGTTAATCCAACTTGGTCGGTTGTCGAGACAGAAAACGACAAGATGCCAACGATATGGCACTTCGGTCACTGCAAAGGGATTGAGGACCTTAGAGGCAAATACGCTACAAGGGGAAGAATCGAGGACAATCCATGGTTTGCCGACAGGAAAGGTCTTACAGACGACGAATACTGTGCGAAGCACCCCAAGATAAACGGAACACTCCCATGCATTCACTACGCAGGCAAACTACCAGAGGTGATGAAACTGTGGTGAAGAAGAGCAAATATATAGTGATAAATGTAAAGTGTCAGGCGTGTAAAGGGGACGCTGTTTGTTCCAAATGTGGTCGCAAGATAGTCTTGCCACTTGACCCAGCGAGGTATTGTCAATGAACTACAAAGAAGAGCTTGAAAAGATAGATTTCGACAAGTATAGCAACCAATTCCCATTCATGGGATTGACAATGCTCCATGGTAAGAAAGACATCACTCTAATCGAGTGTGGTGGTGGATATTCCACTAAGGTATTGCTCACTTACGCAATCAAACATTATTGCAAAGTGATTACCATAGATGATTGTGGTGTCCATGGCGACCAAATGCAGGATTATAGCAAAAACAAGAAGCTCTTCAAGTTGCTTGAGAAGAAATTCCCATTTTACAAGTGGTATGACGAGGATGTCCACCAATGGTTCAGGACCCACCGACCCAAAGTGGATTATTACTTCGATGATGGTACACATGAACCTGATTACCTGATTCCGCTTTTCAAGACGATATTCCCGCTTGCGAATGAGGGTGCGATTCTCGGAAGCCATGATGTTTATGCTGGAGACATGTATAAATTCAGATGGTTCTTAAGAAGTAGGGATTGGGCATGGATGACAGTAGAGAATTCGATGTTTGTGAAGGTGAAAAGATGTCAGGGGTAAATACAGCAGAATATTGGGATGGAATGTGGAATAAGCATCATTGGAAGAATAGAACAATCGAAATATCACCAGATGAAGAAGAATTATTAACAAGTGTTAATTTTATGGGACCAGTTCTTGGTCTTGGCATGGGTGATGGCAAATGGTTATCACTTGTCTCTGCACCATCAAACGCATATAATTTGGATATATCGTCCGTCGCAATAGAATCATGCAGGAAAATAGGAATAAATGGAAAGGTATTTGAAATGAAAGAAGGAAATCCATTTCCATTGCCAAACGAGTCTGTGGCGGTGATTGTGGCACTCAATTCACTTGAACACTTAAGCAAAAAGGATGCTATTTATGTACTCAAAGAATGTAGAAGGGTGCTTAAGAAATTCGGTAAAATGATAATCGAATGGCCAGACCCAAGTTTCAAATGTTCTGAACACGAATATGAATTACCAGAGGAAGACGTTAAAGACATATTCAAGGATTGGGATATAATCAAATTGGACCACAAAGGTTCTGTTTGGTATATCCAGTTAATGAAGGGAGGAGATTTCTTGTGGACACAGCAATCTTGATTAGTAGTTATAATAGGAAGGATTTTTTGAAGAACACGTTAGAATCGCTATTCAATACGATTCCTGATGATGTATTCGTCTCTGTAATGGACGATGCAAGCACGGATGATACTGTGAAATATTTATCGTCGATAAAAAGAAAGAATTTTGATTATGTGCATTCACCCGAGAATTTTGGGCTTCGGGCAATGGTGAATGTGGGATTGATGAGAATACTTGAAATGTTCCCTAGGATTAAATATATCTGCTACACGGAAAATGATGTCCTTTTTAGGAAGGGTTGGTTGGAGGCTTGCAAAAAGGTATGGGAAAGCGATGTCAAGAACATAGGATTCGTTACATGCCATTCCTCTCCAGAACACCCATGCAAAGAAGAGAAGAAACCCGCATTCCCGTTAAAGATTGCTGGTATGGACTGCATTGCAAAACCGACTGAAAGAAGCACCCATTTATTCGCTTCTGCCGAACGGTGGAAGAAGTTCCTCCCGATTCTTCCAGACCCAATGAAGGGTCCCAAGCCTAGTGGAATAGGAAGCAAGATTGACTGGTGGATGATGGGACATCCCGTAAAAGATAAGTATGAGGAATCGAAGAATTCGATACGAAATCTCGGAGAGAAGATAATCGTTGTCCCTGGAGGGGTTTATCATATGGGCAACATAGGAAGCACGTGGTTTAATATAAATGGTGAGGAAGATGCTTTTGTCAATCTGATTCTCCCATATAGAGATAGGAGGGATGATATTTGTTTTCAATTCAATCCACACCAAGGAGAGATTGTTGATGTCGATGGATTTAAATTCAATAGAGAATTCTGGAATCTTCCGAAAAAGAAGATAGGCGCATTCTACGCAACATGCAACGAACAGTTCTATGTGATGCAAAGCCTTCTTAGCATTCAGAAGCTCGTGGATTATATAGTGATTATCGACAACGGAAGTAAGGATAAGACATTAAAGCTCATAGATATTTTCAAGAAACTAAAAGATAGCCCACCCGTTGAGATATTGCACGAACCAGCAGAGGATATTGATGTTCTCGGATACAACTCAAACAGATTGGATTTATTGACGGATAGGGCATTACAAAAGCTCAAAGGCAAGGTTGATTGGGCGATACAGATGGAACCTGATTTGGTTTTCTATGAGCTTCCAGACGATTTGCTTAGAAAGACAGCAACATACCTAGAACTTCGGGGATTCAACTGCCTAAATCCGATTATGCGTGATTTTGTCTACGATTATGCACACATCAATTCGGTGGACTATGGGGAAGGTCCAGGCGACTTTTATAGCGAAAGGAGAATCTTCAAACTAACTCCCTCCACTGAGATGATACATCGCTATCATCATGCACCATGCAATGTCAAAGACATTGTGGCAAGGACCAAGCAATATAGGAATGTACCATACCTTTACCGTTTCTGGCCTGAATGGGAGGGACTGGTTGCCAAAACGAGAAGCATAGCAATTGCACACTATGGGTTTTGTCGGGGAATAGAGAGAGTCCGAATGAGAACTTATCAGGAGCAGGAAAAACCATTCGTGTTTTGGGATGATAAAGGATTCAAACAGCCCGAAAAACCAGTAAGTAGGATTGTCGGCACTATTGATGTTACCACACAGCGACCGAGAATGGTATATAATGGTAAACATCCGAAGTTTATGGGGTTGGACTAATGTTAGTGACTGGTTCCAATGGATTCATCGGTGGAAATATTGTTAGGAAATATAATGCCAATGGCGTTGACCTGCGAAATTTCTATGACCTATATAATTACAACCCACAACTGATAGTTCATTGTGGTGCGCTTACCAAAATCAATTCATGCATAAAGGCCCCCGAACTCTGCTTTCTTCAGAATGTTCGACTAACTGAAGAGGTCTTTGAGTATGCAAGGAAGAGGGATTCGGATATTATCTTCTTTAGTTCTAGTAGGGTATTGAATAGGGAGAACAACCCCTACACCGCAAGCAAGATTTATGGCGAGGAACTCTGCAAGGCGTATTATGACTGCTATGGGCTTAGATATAAGATAATACGCCCATCCACTGTATATGGTCCACACTGCAATACAACACCAAGACTTGTCACCATCTTTGCCATAGCAGCCATGAAGAATGACCCGCTTGTAGTTTATGGTAATGACAAGAAGACATTAGATTTCACTTACATAGACGATTTCCTCGACGCATTCGATTTGATACTTGAGAAGGGAGATTGGAATGAGGATTATGATATTGGTAGTGACAGTAGATATGTGGTTGATGCAGCAAAGATAATCATAAAGGAAACCCGAAGCAAAAGTTCTATCCTGTTTGCAGAGAAAGAATCCGCACAACCACAGACAGTCGAAGTGGATTGGTCAAAGGTCGCTAAGTTGGGTTATAAGCCAAAGTACACGCTTGAGACTGGTCTTAAAAGAACATTGGAGGAAGGAATATGACAGAAGGAATCCCTGAAGAGAAGAGAGAAATACCACAATCGGTTTTAATGTTGGAAAAACCGATAAGGGAGAATATACCACCAGAAGATTTGGACCCATTCGTAAATGCGGATAATTTTTCATGCCTTTACAGATATTATGTTGCAAGTCATTGGTGTAAGGACAAAACAGTACTCGATGCTGCATCTGGTTATGGTTATGGTTCAATGGTAGTTAAGGCACTCGGAGCCAAAGAAGTCACATGTCTCGACCATCAAAAAGAGGCATTGGACCACATCAAGAAGAACTATGGATTCAATGTCGTTCAACGGGATATAATTAGGAATGTTGAAAAGGACCCACTTGAAAACCAGTTCGATGTGGTCATTTCCATAGAGACATTCGAGCATGTTCCAAGACACTATGTTGAGAGATATATAGCTAATCTTCGGAAATGGGTAAAGCCTGGAGGAACCATTTTTATAACGACTCCGCAAAGGGAAGGTTTCCTATGGAAATACCCACCAGGAGGTTCGCATTTCTATGAATATAGTTGGGAAGAATTCGTGGGTATATTAATGACCAATTTGAATGGTAACATGGATATATTTGGAATACATGAAATGACTGCTGGTACAGGGCATCAAATGGTCTCGTTTGTGGACACAGAAAGATGGAGAAACTGTCATGTCATGTGTGTTGCAGTCGAGGGGGTCAAAAAAGATGTTAGTAAGCCTTGATTGTGATGATGTCTGCCCAGAAACATGCCCACAGGGAAGCGCACCATATAACAACTTAAGGGAATTAAACCGAATGGGATATAGACCAACGGTATTCGTGCCTGCCAATATGATGGGAAGAAATGACCTACGGGACAATTTCGAGTGGGTTCGTGACATCGAAAACTTCTGTACCATAGAGGCACATGGATACTTCCATACTGGTTCTTATTATTATGACTGCGAATTCTTGTCATTATCATATAAGGACTTGATTGCTAGATTGACTGCCATGATGAATACATATTGCGTTGTTAGATTGAATCCAAAGGTATTGAGACCGCCTGGTTGGTTATATTCATCGGAGTTTACTGAGGTTTATAAGTCGTTTATCCCATATCTTAGCCAACGAGTGGACAAAAACATACAATTAAACCATGTACACAAACTCGAAGAACCCAAGAAGGAATGTGTTATTCTTCATGCACATGTCAATAAGGAATATGGTGAGAACAATATTGATGACCCGACAATATTCAAGAATGTTGTCAAATGGCTCGAAGAACATCAATTTGAATATGTTACTGTGAGGGAGATGTATGACCAATTATATAATAAATCCGCCAAGTCCGTTTCTGATGAATGAGAGGGTGTTCCCCACCCTCGCACCACTCTATCTTGCAAGTACATGGGAAAACTCTGAAGTCGTTGATTTGTCTGGGATTCCCAACTGGAAAACCAAGATAGAGTGTATAATATGGGACCTTCATCCTGATTATGATACGGTCATGTTTACTGGAACGACAGCACAGTTCTACTATATTTACGAGATGAACAAGATTCTTAAGAGATATGGTATTAGGACCATAATCGGTGGACCTCATGCGACAGCAATATCGGCTCTACGAAGAAGAGGAATAACCGATATAAACACAAAGCGATTGGAGAAGTTTGATGTCATCGTCGAAGGAGAAGGCGAATTATTTAAAGACATATATACTGAGAAATGGGTCAAGATGCCGATTATAGATGTGAATGAATTACCAATACCTGATAGGATGCATTACAATATGTCATCTTATAAGTATGAGATAAATGGAAGAGGGGCAACAAACATAATGACACAAAGAGGCTGTCCATTTAACTGCCGATTCTGTTGTGGAAGGGATATAGAAATGTATAGGATTTCAAGGCAACGGGAACCTGCGGATGTCGTGAGAGAGATGGATTATCTTAACGACACTTTTGGTTATAATGCATTCATGTGGTTCGATGATGAGATTAACATAAACCCACCAAGGTTGAAGGAATTCGCACAACTCCTTAAGAATAGAGGCTATATCCATCGGGGATTCGTGCGGAACGATTTGATTGTAAAACATCCAGAGACATTGGACTATCTGGAGAAGTGTGGATTCGTCGAGGTGTGTAGTGGTGCGGAGTCTGGTTCCGATAGGATGCTGGAGGCTATTAACAAGCACACCACTTATGACATCAACATGAAGGCAGCCAAGATGATAATGAAAGCTGGATTCCGACATAAATCATTCCTCATAATAGGACTTCCTGGTGAGACTGAAGGAGATGTCAATTTGACAAAGGATTGGATTGAGAGAGTAAATCCCGATGATTTCGATATAACGATAATGAATCCTTATCCTGGTTCGCAAATATATGACGATGCAGTGAAATCCACTAAGTTCAAGGAATACTTATTTAAATACAATGGCCTTTATTTTAACAGGGATGATTTCTCAAAGGGAAGTCATTTCTATAAGGGAAAGCCTGGAAAGTATGTGAGTCCTGTGAGGACGGATGAACTGACTGCCGAAAATATTGTACGCTTGAGGGATGAGATAGAATGTTTAAAAGGATAGGAATTCAGATAATAACAAGGGATAGGCAATCATACTTAGCAGCATTACTCACCTCGCTTCTAAGGCAAACCAAAAAGGAATGGGATTTGTTCCTGGTGGACAACTCCACCAATCCCATCTCCAATGACCATCTATGCAGTTCGCTTTTGACCCGCATCAACTGGGAAGGGCATCGCATCATATACAAGCACATGCCCGATACGAGGGATACTGGTGTCTTAAGGAACGCTGCCATGGACATGTGCGACTGCGAGTTCGGTTGTAGGATTGATGACGATAGCATCTGCGAACCCGATTATCTGGAAAAACTATATGATTTGATAAACCTAACCGATAGTATTGCTGCGGTTGGTGGATTGGTTCCAGTCCTATCAAACGAGAAGATATATAGGGAACCTCCCGAGAAGATGAATGCCATCACAGAGTTCTTTGATTTGGATGGTGAGGCAGACCAATGTTATTTTTATAACACCGATATACCCATTGAATCTGATGACATAAGGAGTTCATTCATATTTCGCAACGAGATTGGCAAGAAGATTCGCTGTGCCGAATGCTATGGGAAGACAGGATATAGGGAAGAGACTGATTTCGTGCATCGAATGAAAATCATGGGACACCAGCTTTTCATTGTGCCCGATGCGGTTTGTTGGCATGTGATGGCTCCCGTTGGTGGAACACGGGATGAGACAAAGGACATGCGAACTAAGAATATCACGAAATTCAAAAGGAGGATGAAAGAATGGTCAGACCAGTATCAAAAGAAGAATCGGACAAAATAGACATGACGATAATAAATCCCCGTTGGACTATATGTGAGGTATTGCGAGATATTCATAGAACAGCAGATGATATTGAAAACGATTGGCTTAAAGAACAAATAAAATTAAGAACGAGAGAAGCTGGTGTTTTAGCTAATAGGATGGGAAGCGCACTTAGGGCGTATAAAGGGGATTATGATGAAGGATGGTGGAAAACAAAATGACTAATGCACAAGGGACTATAAGACTCAAATGGAGATTCAAGAAAGAAGAAATAGAAGTCTATGAAATAGATATAGGAGATTTGGCTGTCGAAACAGCGACCGCCCTAATTGCCGATGTATTGCAACAGAATCTTTGGGTTATCAATGACAAATATTATCCAGGGAAGAAAGACATGAGCTATGTGGGATGAATGTTCTATACGATAGATAATGTCAGGGGATTTAGTGGTTACTCGAAGGCAGTCCGAGAGTTAGCTTTCGCCATGTCAAAGAAGACATCTGTTAAATGTGTTGATTTTGTTCAGAGAGGCTATCTTCCTGATAGGATTTATACCCTATTGTTGGGGGGTATGCCCAAACTGCGCAAGCAGGACGTAGTATTCGGGCGAGTCTACTTCGATAACCCCTTCAGATTCAACGGGGAACACCATATTATAGCCAATTTTGTGCTTGAGTCAACGAGGTTCCCAGAAAGTGCAGTTCGTGACATGAATCTGGATAGAATCGCACAAATCTGGGTCCCAAGCAAACATGTTCGGGATAACTTGTTGGCGAATAATGTGATTTCCGAAAAGATACATATAGTTCCGCATGGTTATACTCCAATATATACAATGCAACATAGAGATTCCAAACCATACTTCAAGTTCCTATTCAATGGCGGATATACTGGTGAAGGTGACAGAAAGGGTGCAGACCTTTTAGTGAGAGCTTATAGGGAAGAGTTCAAGGACGAGATTAAAGATGCGAAGGTCTTGCTTCATTTGAAAATCAATACAAGCTATGGTGATGCATCAAAGGAACTCGAAGGTAGAGGAACTGTCGTTGACACCGATTTCTACACGGAAGAAGAGATGGTTCAGATATTCAATACCGCAGACTGTTATGTTTGCCCAAGTGCTGGTGAAGGCTTTGATATGGGAACGCTTGAGGCAATGGCTTGTGGGTTGCCGATAATACACAACTCATGGGGTGGTCAGGTTGATTACCTCAATGGTGATAGGGTATGGAAGTTGGAAAGCAATTTCGTACCCGCCAAGTTTAGCCCATGGGACAATGGTAATTGGAAGCGACCATACTTGGTAGACCTTAAAGCTGCACTTAGAAGCATGTATATTGAAAGATATGAAATCAAGAAGTACCCAAACATTGAGGAATGGACTTGGGATAAGGGAGCAGAGAAGGCAATAAAATGTATAGATTTATTAGTTCAGTGAATGGAAGAAGATTAAAAAAATGTAAGAGATGTAGAACTTCTTTTCAACCATTCATAATTCGCAATGACTTAAATGCGGGAGAATACTGGTCTCATCTATGTCTACCATGTAGGAGGATTGCATATGCTAAAGCTCATAGTCCAATGTCCTAAGTGTAAGAATGTCCAGAATTATATCCATTACAAATTAAACTTCAAGTGGGAGATATATGAGAAGAGAACATTATGTAGAAGGTGCAACAAACCCTTTACCATTAAGGGTCCGAGAAGTGATAACATAGTTAGAGAGGGATGGTAATGGACCCCAAAGATTTAGCTGAATGGTTTGGAGCATTCTATACCGCATTGATGGAAACTCAAGTATTCACAGAAGACCAAGCGATGGCAATAATACTCAGGACATCACCAAAGAGTTTGGAAGGAGTCAAGGCTGATTCAAGAGAACTCATTAGAAAGGAGATAGAGAAAAGGAAATGAATCCAACAGAATTCGCAGATGTAGCATTGAACTGGAAAGCATTCGATTATCAGAAAGCACCATTAAATGATATGCACAAAAGGCAAATCATGGCTTGCGGTCGTCAGGTGGGTAAGGTCTGCATTGTCCGATAGTTCTTACTATAAGTGGTTGGTACTATCCCCCACTTGTATAGAAGGACAGGGCCGAGGTACCTAAAACCGAGATGGCTGCTATTAAGGGCTTATGGTATGCTGTGATGCATGATGGCGTAACTGTACTTATTATTAGCCCAACGCAGAGAGCAAGCAACATCCTATTTAGAAGAATGAAGAGCCTTTTAACGAAATCCTCCTTTGAGAAGAAAGACCTTAGACTTAGGGATACCATCATAAGAGAGACACAGACTGTCATAGAGTTCGATAATGACTCTGCTATATATAGCCTACCTGCTGCTGGAAGTGGTGACAACCTTAGAGGATTCACCGCAAATCTTGTCATCATAGATGAGGGTGGACATATCGAGGATGAGGTCTATGCTGTCATCCGTCCGATGCTTGTCACCACCGATGGGATATTAATGGTCATCGGAACACCCAATGGATGCAACAACATGTTCTTCAAATACTTCCATGACTCCAAATACAAGTTCGCCAAGCACCATTTCGTCACAGAGGCAAACCCGCTTGCAAGCAAGGAAGAGATAGAGATAGCGAGAGACTCCATGAGTGAGATAGAGTGGAGAGAGGAATATCTCGGTGCGTTCATAGATACTGCTGACTTGCTCTTCCGACCAGCAGATGTCGATAAGTGCATGCTAAAGGATAATTATAGAACTAGACCTGAACCCATCTATGAATACTTCTTGGGATATGACCCTGCCACTGTGGGGAAGGATGAGGCTGCTGCATGTGTAATAGAATATAGACCGAAGTTCAACAAGATGATTGATACCACACCATTCTCAGTCGCACGATTCTATTCCTATATAGGAAGGACCATCCCACAACAGGTCAAGATAATAGAAGAGCTTCACAAAGAATGGGGATTCAAGAACATAGTCTACGATTCCACAGGCATGGGTGAGGGAATAATATTGGAAATGCTCCCTAATGAGGCATTCAGGTTCTCCATCAAGACGAAACAAGACCTGTTCTTCAATTTAAAAAGGCTAATCGAGGCGGAGCAAATAATACTGGGTAAGAATGACAAGCTGAAAAAACAGTTAGTTGAGTTGAAAGGAGAAAGAAAGGCAGATACAATAACACGCATATCACATCCCAAGTATGGTCACGACGATTTAGCTACCGCCTTGGCTTTGGGTATCTGGGCTGCTAAGAAGCAAGGACCCGCTTTGACTTTCGGTGTTGCTAGAAGTGTCCTCTAGTTTCTTATGCATCCTCTCAAGTATTGAGAAATCATATTCAAAACCAGTTGCATCCCTTTTTATTCTGGATAGGAACATCCGAATTGACGGTCCATTCTCCACGACCGCAAAGAAATCATCATCATTATATATCTTGATTGTCTCAGCCAATCGCTTCCTGAAGTCAAACGCATTCAGTTGAGATGATAAGAATAGTGATATTACTGCTGTCTTCTTGGCAGTATGCTTCTGTGGAAGGTCAAAGGAAATCCTCTTGGCATCATCCTTAATGTCTTCGGGAAAGTTAAACCTATCTATCGTATCGCAAACTCTTTCTCTAAATCCCAATCCACTTGCAATCGAACCAGTTGTTGGACATTTCATGCTCCCCTACCTCTCCATAGATTCTTAAGGTATAAGGTATAATTCTTGAGTCTCGAGACCCAACTCTCTCCCTTATACTTTATCTCATGCTCTTCTAAACTTATGACATCTACCGTGGTTATGAGAGGTTTGTAGGTACTGTCATCCTCCGACCATGCTTCGTCGTCGCCATCCTCCGTCCCAGCATAGTACCCACCAATAGCATCCATGACCCCCACACCTGATGCATTCGTCTTTGTTGATTTTTTCGTCATGTCTCTCACAGTATCTCTTGCGATACAGCATTATTCTACCCACTCTGTCTTTATCTTATCCTCGTAAAGTTCAACCATCCATCCACCTAACTGTGGATACAATCCTTTGGCTTTTAGGTATGGTGTCTGAGTCTGTGTCGTTCCTGCTTCTATGACATAAGTATCGAGGTATGGCCAGAAACCTGCTATGTGACAATGACCTCTTACCAATAAGTCGGGTCTATCTTCCATCTGCTCTATCTGCTTCTGTGCTTTATAGCTACGGGCATAGGCAACCCCACCGCTTGGATGAGTGAGTTCTATTTCACCACCATCGTTGCCTTTCAGTCGTGCTGTCGTGCGTCCAACTGGAATGATGTCTGGGCGTGCCTTGTGGATAGATTTCATTATGTCCGCACCCACTCGCTTATACCAGGAATCATCGTGGTTGCCTGTTATAATATAAGTTTTTAGGTTGTCTGGATGGATGTCTGAAATCAAAGAAACCTCATCATCAAATTGATACACTTCCACTTCATTGATATGTCCTTTATACATTTGTATCCCATCTGTTATGTCGCCACCATCAAGAACGAACTTACATCCTTCTTTCCCAAAGTCATCATACAGTCTTTCCAATAGTTTCTTATCACAATATTTAGAACCGATATGCTTATCGGAGATAATTCCGAATTTCGTGTAGATGTTTTCATCAATATCAAATTCATCCCTTTCAAACCCTAGTTCTGGTATGTAGAACATCAGTCTACCATCAGGTGCTTTCTCACGCAAGACATTATATCCTTCATTTCGTATGTTACCTAACATTCCCCTGACTTGGTTGTGATTCATCTCCCACAACTCTTCGAGGTCTCTGTATTTGAATTTTCCACTACTTAAGTCCTTTACGGCTTTTTTAAGTTTCATTTAGTCTCCTATTTCACCACACAGACGGGCTCCTGGTGGGTCGGCTGGTTTGTATCCATTGTTCTGCATCTTGTCCTGTATTTTACCTTCTGGATATTGAATCTCTTCCACATCGTACACTCCATTTCTATTTTCGTCTTCAGCATACCGATACAAATATTTCTTGATACCAATTACACCGTTAGGATACATCTGCATATTCCCTAGGTAATATTCAAACATCATGTCTCCCTTGTTGTCCCCATCTCTGTCGAATTCTACACCAATAACTGGTTTGTCGCTATAAACTCTAAAAGCAAAAACATCCTCCTGTTTCGGGAATGCTGGTATTTCATCCTCTCTGTCTGACCTATAACCTCCGACCGTTGCACATCCCGCAACCGTCGTTGCCAATAAACACGTACCAAGTAACTTTCCTATTCTACCTTTCATGTGATTCACCTCCCTTTAATTTATGTAGTTGAACTTTAATAAGCACATCAATCACTTCCATTTAACCAATTGATTACTTCGTGGAGGGGTTCGATTTCATAAAAATTAAATAACTGATAAAAGCCTTTCAGCCTTGTTTCAAAACATTCCCTTGCCTGCTCTTTGGATGAAGCATAGATGGGATTAAATAAATTAAATCTAACACATTGTTTTATGTTGTTTTCTGTTATTCCATCTATTTGATATTTTTTCATAGTAAAACCGCAACGAGAACACCGATGAAACCCCCAGCTCCGCCTGCGACAGCCATCATCCCGACTAGCTTTGCGATGCCTATGGTATTCCTATCGACTTGCTGATTCATAGAATTTATATTCTGCTCATGTCTCAATAGTGAACCATTGGTGGCCTTTAGATGTTGTTCTATCTTGCCTACGGACACCTTTATCTCTACTATGTCACTTTCCATTTTCTTAGTCATACTATTCCATCTTAACTTGTACTAGGTTCTTAACAAAGTATGAAACAAAACCAGCTAATGCCATTGCAAGAACCTGTTCTTCCTGTGGTAATGCTGCCACAAAAGCAACCCAACCTGCTGTAAAGGCTGGTACAGATACGATTATCCAGTTCTTGGCGGTTTTCCAAAATCCTGTGATAAAACTATAATCTCCCATGTTTTCACCTCAAATAATTTAACAAATTCATCGCAAAGGTTAGCTCATTTGGCTAATTGCTTCTTGGGTGGAAGGCAATCGCCTTATACCATATCCCAAACAATTAGACTTACTTTTCCTTTTTTACAAAGCTTACGAGGTAGCCAACTGCTAATACGACAATTGCTACATCAACGAACGCAACAACCTTGTCTATCATCAATTCTATTAATTCAAACATTCTAACACCTCCAATTTGATTGTTGTTGTAACAACTATTTAAGCTTAACTACTTTTCACGAAAACTTGACCATATAACGTCGCCTCTATACGCATTCTCTTATTGGGTCTGAACTGGATGTTTACCCATTTGCCTGTGCCTACATCCCTAATTTCGGTAGTTATATCTAAGTCCGACTGGTCTGTCGTGTAAGTACCTTCACTTGCTTCACTACCATCTTCGCCTATATAGAGGTCCACGCTTGGACTTGATAAGGTTTCCTCTGTTATGGTTGGAGCCATAGCATGTGTATGATTAGCTACTGTGTGGGTGTGTGATGATTCATTATCAGATGATGCTGCTGTATGTGAATGGGTGCCATCACCACCACCCACAGTTGTACCACATGCAACGCTTTGTGGATAACCAGATGTTGGCCAATCGGATGTCTGTTCACCGATAATATGTTGGTGTGCTGTGCCAGTAGTACCTACCGTGATTGTGTGATTGTGTGCTGCTCCCGCAGAAGATGTGTGGGTTCCACCAGAAGGAGTTGTTGTTGTATAATAGCGAAAGTCCTTTAGCTTGAAATTCAATTTAAAGGAAGTGATAGCTGCCACCGTTGCTGGAAGATAGAATCTCATATCCAAGTTGGTTGAATCATCACAGTTCTCATAGACATTGACAGCATAGATATTTGTCGCACCCTGCATGTAGATACTCATTTTCTCAGACTTATCGCTGATTTCTTCCACTTGGTCTATGAAAGCCACCCGCTTGTTTGAAAGTTCTAAGTTGAGGAACTCTCCCCTCTCTATTGAGAATCCGAATTCCATACCGACAACCTTGTATGTTCCGCTTAACCCAGCAGTAGCGTCTGTGACTGTGACAGTATCGCCTATGCTTACATCATCAAGAACATCAAACACATCACCACACTCTGCCTGTATGCGTTCTATGGGCAATTTATATTTATTCAGAATCTTGTATGCGAATCTATCAAGCGTGTTTTGGTCAACGATGGCGGGGTCATTGAACTCTTTCTTGACTATTCCATGCAAGTCCATACTTGTATCTGTCTCAGGTGAGGCTGCTGTATATTGTGCATCATAGATTTCCACACCTGCTTTATGAGCATATCCTTCATCTGTCTTTATGCTTTCGGTCGTGGCGACATTACCCATCCTATCAGCATTCCTTGTTAGGGTTGTTAGGTCATTACTCGATTTACCCGTATATGTTATCTTCTCGCAACCGACCCACACATCACCAGAGGAATCGAAATCAGTAGCATCCGTTAGGCTTAATGTGGTTGTTTCGCTTGCCGATAAGTCAGATGCTAATGTTGTTCTCGTATCTGTTGCATAGAGAGCCTCGGATTTGAGTTGATTCGTACCATCACCATAGCCAAGCACTACAACATGATTGACCATGTTCTCCTTATCTGTCTCCTTTGTCGTGATTCTAAGATTGGCCGAACTACCTGATATGTTGAAAGTCTTTGTGTTCGTATCACCAATGGTATTGCTGAAATTCATCGTATCTGCATTGAAAGGATAACTATGGCTCTCCCACCAATAGTAGTCAATGAACTTAGCCAAGTCCTTTATCCCCTTGAGATTATTCTCGTTATCGAATCTAGCTGTTATCTCACCATAATTGGTGTTCGTACCTTCCGTCATCGTGCTTGGGATAAGTGCTGTTACTATTGTATTTGTGGCGGTATTCGTATATGTTGTGTTCGTGGTCTCTCTTGCCATCTTAAAGGCAGAGCTCAAGACCTTTATCGTACACCACCCATATGAATCGAAGTCAACCTTCTCTATGTATCCTTTGAGAACTAATGTGTTTTGGGCGAAAAGCTTTATGGCATTTCCCTCTTCTATGTAATTCTTATCCACACTTCCTATTCCAGCCAATCTTAATTCAGAATACCATAAGTTGTTGATTCTCTTGGTCGTGATATGGTCTATAAGCCTATCCGAGAAATTGAATTCCTGTGGAGATTGTGCTGTATCCCTTACCCAAAGACTAAAAACGCCTGGTCTCCCATAAGGAACTTCAATGGTTATCCTTCCAGTGTCTTCTCCTGGCATTACGCATCAACCGCAGCGAATCTTATAACATCATAATAGCCTGTTCCAACAGTGCAATTTATCATATCCACCCAATTCCAATACATATTATCCGTTCCTGGTGTTACTGTCGTATTCAATGTGTAGTTTGTTGTCGAACTCAAATTGAAACCAACCGAGACATCGAGCAAATCTGTACTATCATTCACTAACCAAACACTCATGCATCCTATACTTTGGTTCAAATAGCCAAGTATCTTTATATTTGCTGCATTCATTTCGCTTGTCACATTCCATGGACCGAGAGAGGTATTTTGATTATTTGGTGTAGCATTATACCAAGTCACCGTGTTATATGTCCAATTAAAGCTAATCGTTCCAGTTGATGTATTTAAGGAATATGTTCCGAAATCATTTGAATAAGCTACCGACAAGTTTAATATATCATAATACCACCATTGCGATGTGAAGTTTGTTACAAGGTGTGCGCCACCAAGCGTGGTATTTGCCCACACAGTTATGTTGTTTTGACCAACTGCCGAGGTAATTGAATCATTAATGGGGTCTCCTGTACCATACCACAATACCTTTGCATCATAAATCTTTGGTCCTACGGGAAAAGTGGTCTTTATTCTAAATTCTCCTACTGCTTGTATTTGGTCTATACATGCTTCCTTTACTGAACCGTCATCATATATATCAACTGAAATGTTTGTCGGGTCGGCAGTGGTGGGGCTTTGAAGGGTTCCCCATGAATCCGCACCATCCTCGCAATACCATGCTGCCTTGTTTGCTCCTGTTTCATCGCTTTCTTTGTAAGTAAATGTTAGATTTAGTTCATCCCAACCCACAGGTGCAGTAAAGTTTTGTATGATGTTACAAGTACCAGAAGCGCACGTTGCATTTGTTTCCCAATCTTCATCATAAGCGTCTGTCACATTATTGATTGTACCAGTAGAACTTGCGTCATCATCGGTATCATCTTCTAATTGTAAAAGAGTTGTGTTTGGACCATCATTTAATGAATATACTGCCCAATAAACCTCACTAGCATTTGTCCAGTTTATCCATCTTCCTGCGGTTGTAGCACTCGTATTTGCAGGATAATATATCTTCAAAACCAATGGAAGCACCTGAATTGATGTTGACCTACATATGGTGAAATCTGTATGATTCCAATTATCAACCGAATCGCTTGCCCAACCATCGGCACATCTTGTTTGATTTGTTGTTATTCCAGTTTCGTTATATATGCAATATGAATTCGTGGTAGCATTTGAAGATGTGCATGTTTGGTTCGTACCGTTTATTGTAAATCGTCCTGCGCCCACATCCTCATTTACGGTAATGTTCCATGATATGTATTCAATATCATCTGATTCTGTTCCATTGGTAGAGGTCGGTGTAACAAAATCTACATTCGGTGGAACCAAATTCCAATCTATGTATTGAGTATTATTCAATCCCCAATTACCTGTGGTATCGTTGCAGTAAATATAAATCTGTCTTGTTCCACGAGTTGATGCTGTTGCTTCGATGAACCAGTTGGTTAGACTATCGTTATTCATTGTAGCATTAGTTCCTGCATCGAAATTATACCAGCACCAATCAGCGTTTTCATTCACGGTTACGTTAATGTCAAACTTTGCCTCATAATCTGTTCCATTGGCAGGAGTCAATGTCATCGTCGGTGAAACTGTATCCCCACTTGTTTCCTCTGAGCCGAATGAGACCAAATCGGCTTGCTGAATGACCATACTATATTCCATATCAATCCAACCATACGACCTTGCGACATCAGAATAACGCATCTCATCTATCTCTCCATCCATCTCCTGATTAGCATCTGCTGTTACACCTTTACCTATACGAGAATTACCTGAAAGGACTGTGTTCACCGTGCTGGAGGCATCATCTGAGGATACATTATTAAGAGTCATTTTCACTTTACTCGCTTCTATCTTCAGGCTGAAATAATACCATGTATTTGTTGATATTGATAGGTTTCCTTCATAATTAACAACATATCCCGCCAAGAACTGTTTTGTCGAACCACTGAACAGAAAGTCAAATGCCCTGTTATTACCAGTCCACGCACCATAACCAAATATACGGTCTCCTAGATTATTAACATCAGTATTGAACCAACCTGTTATCGTTCTCACATCTGTTCCATCAACAAAATCTGTATCTCTGGAGAATTGGAAGTAATCCGCACTACCAGGAAAGGTCATACACTTTCCTATCACACAATTCCCATCGGAATCTTCTGTTACGGTTCCCTGCTCGGTTGCATTAAGGAAGTTCTGTGTCACGCCTCTTATATGGCTTGAGTTATACTCATCCATGTGCTGGACGGTAATAAAATTCTCATCCCATGCACCTGTCTCATTCTCCCCGTTTTCGGCAAATTCATCATCATAATACATGAGGAGAGTCTTTCCCCCACTCGGTATCTCTGTCCTTACATGGTATAGAGCATAAAGCCCATCGTACTTGGTATCCAAGTCATATGCTACCTCTGTTCCACCACTAGAGCAAGTACTTCCGTTCACGAAGCGAATGTCAAGAAAGTCGCTTTCCATATCTGAATCATAAGTAACATTTATGAGGGCGGGAAAATCATCCAAGTCTGTACCACTCACACTCGCTATCGTTATTGGTTTACACTTGGCAAAGGTCGCGTTCCACCAAGCCCATTTTGACTGCACAAACTTCGTGTCCTCAATCTCAATCTCTGGAATCCACTCCCTCTTTTGTGGACCCATCTGTGCATTCCATCTACCGACTATCTTAATCTGATGCTCTCCTGGGAATAGCTTATATCCTTTTGGATTCCATGACTCATATCTTAATTCGTATTCGTCATGATAACCAGAGACTTCTCTTTCATAATAACTACAATCGTATTGCTCTCCTGGTTTATCGGGGTCTATTAAAGAAGGGTCCCCGAATGTCTCGTTAGTCCAACAGGTTTTCTTTATGGATGTGTATTTGTAATCCGTGATATTGACTGTGTAATTCTTCAATATGTAATACTCTATGTCATAAACACCACTTCCCTTGAAGTTCTCAATGTCAACCAAAAACTTATCAGCAGGTATCTCATAAGCCAATGGATTTTTAATGATGAATATAGCTTCCCCGTAGGATATGCTCGCTTTGTTTGATATTAATTCAGTAAAAAAATCGTCGGTCTTATAACCGTTCCATGTTATCTCGGGATTGAACTTGACAACAATATCATCAACAATGCTCTTCTTCATCCCCTCTATTCTTATAGTATAAGTCTTTCCCGTCCTCCATGCAATCGCATATTTATTATCGGGACTATTAGGTGGCGCACCACACCATGTTGATGTGCATGCCTTGTCCAAGTGAATCTCTCTCCAGCTTGAACCCCAACTCCGTTTCAGCTTCCAGCTCTCAAGCTCGGGGTTGAATTGGAAAGAAGTTTCTCTTCCCCACGGGTCATAATCCATCGGATACCAGAACACATCCTCATTCACATAGAAATCATACTCAACCCAACATAGTTCCTCCAGTGTTCCTGCACATTTATCTGACCACCTTGTGTCTGTAATCACCATTGCTCCTATGGAGATGGTGTACATTATGTATATGAATATCAATCCTGCTGTTATAGGTATGCCTGCCTTCACCGCCCACTTCTTTGCACTCTCGGCATAAATCCTTTTAGCCACTAAAATTCACTTCCCTCAACTAAAACCATTTGGACATGAAAATCATTATTGTTCTTGGCATCGTTTCTAATCAACACCTTATCGAAATTGACCTCATGCCATTCGATTGTTCCTGCATCATCAACCCATGACATGTTTATCATTCCACCATAATCTATCAACGAACCCAAGTCCATAGCTATCTTTTCTCTTAAGCTCCCACACGATGACCATGTGGGAGAACCAACGATAGTACCTGTAAGAGTGAAGCTTCTTGGATTTCGGAGACCATCTTTAATTAATGTCGTGGGTTCGGTTGTTCCACCCTCAGATGGTTGGTTTGCTGCACTTACCCATTTATTTATTTTTATGAGTGTTTTGGTCCAATTCCTTTCCATCACTGTTGGGTGTATTTCAACATTCAAACCACCACTATCCCACGGGCTTCCATTCATTAATGCCACATTACCGCTATGCATCATTGCCATTATCTCACCAACATCCCCTTTAATTGCTGACCTTGTATATCAGCTATCTGTTCTCCTAATAGTCTTACATCCACATCATTGGATACTTGTGCATTTATATTGAAAGTATTGCTTTGTTCTAATCCCCCCGCATACGCAACTGCTGGAGCCATAGCACCATAGGTGGCGAGAAGAGAGATTATTTCACCTAGGTTCTGCTCTCTACCTGGATATGGATTGTAAGGAACATTGCCACCGAAACCAGTTTGTGCTATGATGTTTTTAAATTCGGTTGCACCAGGAATACCCCACTGTTCTGCTGCTGAAGCACCTGGATAAGTTCCTAGTTGTTCTCTTAGTGCGGGACCAGCAAATTGCTGTCCTATCCATGCACCAACTGCTGCTGATGCCAATATAACAGCAATCTGAATGATATGTACTTTGCTCGTTAAACCCTTTAACTGTGTTCCAAGTCCTGCAAGCCCTTCTTTCAATGCGGTAAATTTTACTTTGGCAAATGCGACGAATTTATCTTTTAGTTCAATTATTCCCCATTTAATGTCCTTAAGGCTCATCTTATTCAAGTTCTTAATCTTGGTTGATACCGAACTAAATGCACCCAATATCTTTGTTTTAACTGAATCAGGAATTATACCTAAAACCTTAGTACCTAATTTTGCAAGTATAGGAAACGCTGTCTTCATGCCGTCAATACCAAGACCCAACATACCGAAAGCCATTAGTCCTGCCGACGCTGCTGCTCCCATTGCAACAACCCTACCTGTGAAAAGCTTGGCTGCGGGGTCTAATGCCATGAACGCTTCACTCCACCACAATAATGTTTCTAACATCTCTAAAGCAACAGGCATGAATACTGAAAGTAATGTGACACTCAGCAACTCAAAGATACCAGTAGCTTCCATTGCGGGTTGTAACATTCCCATGAAGACTCTATTCAGAGCCATGCCGAAGAACATTACAGAAAGCAATTCCATTCGGAACCTATGCATTCCCTTTATTGTCTGTGTTGTTGTTTTTCTTAATTTCTTTTGCCCGTTTGCCATCTTATCATAGTGCTGTGTTGTTGTACGTTGGGCATCTGAAGTTCGTAGTATTTGGCTTCTTATTTCTCTCAATTTCCCTGTTGCCAAGTCTATAACTTCTGTGAGGATTGTGATTCTCTCTACCATACTATTTTGTTCTCCTCTTTATTTCTCTCTCTCGCATCTTAATATCCCTTTCTATTTCCTCTATCAATACATTGAATGTGCTTACCGACATGTCTTTCATTTGTTCGGTGTCCAATCCAAATGCCTTTTGAACATAGAAGCATGCTGTCACACACTCCGATTCATGGTCCCTTGACCCCTTCATGGCCATGGCCATTGCCTCTTCCTTGGTCATTGGCTTGCTGCTTTTTTTTCAGCAGATTTAAAGTCTTCTTCAGAAACACCGAGAACAGCTATCGAGAATTGCTTTATGAACTCTGTGATGTTCTTGGTTAAGAAAGACTCAAGTTCTTCTGGTGGTTCTTCGGGATAAGAACGAGTGAGCATTTCAAGCATATGATTTGTTGTCTCTGTTACTCCTTCATCTGAAGTTGCCTTTTTGGACATCAGTTTTTGCAAATCCGTGAGCTTGACATCTAACTCTAACTTTTTCCCGTCTACCTCTATTTCAGTCTTTCCAAGATACTGGGCAAATCTACCCATTTAAACACCTCCTATATTGTTAGTGCGGAACCTGTTGCATCCTGTGTGTATCCCTCAATGTAATACTTTGGAAGGCATCTCCATGTGATAACCTCTTCTAAATGGTCGTCTGTTCCAAGTGACTGTTCCCTGCTTGTGGCGTAAGCTGAAGCTAATTTGATTTTAAGCTGTTCGCTTCCTGTCGCCAAGTTAGTCCATATGAATTCTATCGTCTTTGGAGTGTATGGATAAACTTCGTATGCTGAACCAGTGTAGTTTGCAACTGCCTTACCGCCCATGTGCATAACTGCCAAATCGCTATCTTTCTTCCTGAGTGTTGTTGTGCATTCCATCATATCCATTACTGGATTCACCTGCTCGTATGTGCCGAATCCGAATGTTGTCACTCGATTTACTGTCCTTTCTCCACCACTAATTCTTATTTCCTTAAGCTGTTGGCTGTAATCTGTGCTGTCTATCGTTAGGCTACCTTCCTGTGCAAAGAATAATTCTTTTGCCATTTAACTCACCTCTAATATCTCCTTATATAGTTCGTTCTCATCTGTGTCCTTTACCCCGAACGCCTCAAAAGCCCACCTCTGGAACTCCTTCCAGCCGAGCTTTTCCTTCTTCTCTTTAAGGGTTTCAAGGGTCCACCCTTTAACCTTCTCCTGAACTTTGACATTCGTAGCGTAAGCATAACCGTTCTTAACTAATGCCCGTACCGTATCTGTATCTGGAACTTCCTTCTCCTCTCCAGGCTCTACATAGATGTTTCCAAATACCAATGTCTTGTTCCTTAGATTTTTAATTCTCATCCTTTCACCATCCTCTTTTCCCAAGCTGCTATAATGTTAGGCAATCTCAATCTGGTAGAAATTACCGCATCCCTAAAGAAATGCTTTCCACCCGCCTTGGGAAGACTTCCACCAAGAGCCGAATAACCGACACCGAATCTTCCCGCACCCGCTTTGCGGACGAAGTGCCATCCTGTTATCCCTCTCTCCTGTATGTTAGCATAACGCATAAATGGATTGATGTTGCCAAGTGCGTCTATTCCTATCCCCACACCCCAAACAACATGATTTTTGTCCTGTTGTGCTTTATAATTGTTGATACTGCTCTGAAGCCATCCTTTGCTTGGAACACCACCAAAAACTCTTTTTGCCATTTCCCTATATTTTGCACCCCTTTTAACATCTGCTGTGATGTATCTACCCAAACCATCCATCTCTTTGGGCATCTTTGTTGTGATGGCTCGTATCTTATCTGCCACCTTTCTTGCGCCCTTAAGTTTAACTCTAATCATATATTTACCTCACACTCAAAGTTAATCATCTGACTATGGACTTTATTGTTCCTGCTATAAGCAATGGTATCTATTCCCATGGGTCTCAATGTTGGGATATGCATTCCCGATTGACATAGCACTCCCCGCTTGGAATTGATGGAATCCCATACGTCTGAAGCAACCGTATCCATCTGTGCCTTACCTTTAGTATGGATTGCGATTGTAGAATTGATTGAGTTGGTTGTCACACCATTCTGAAAAGTGAGTGTGTTCGTGTTTGTCTGAAAATTATTGATTGTGATTAAGGGGAACCCAGGGAAATCCGTTCCCTTGCCTTCTTGTATGTCTGGAAAATCAGCAAATATAAACCTTGAACCTCCACGACTAACGGGGTCTGTGACACCGCCAGAGATAACATTATAAAGTGTATTCCAGCATTTACCTAAAAAGTCACTACCTGTGAGTACCATATCAATCTCTCTTGATTACTTGAAAGCTTTCCTGTCTTTGAACTCTTCCTGTTTGCTTGGATTCCATAGACTTACTGGTCTATAATATCCAACGATTCTACTGAAGACTTCACAAGGCTTTCCGCATTTCATACCAATCTCTTTTGGTTATACAGACAATGGGCCCATTCTGTTACGTCTGTGCTTTAAATAAGATGTAACAACTATATAAGCTTTCAATCTATTAATCTTTTTAGTGAGGCTTCTCCTGCTTTGCCCTGATAGTTCATCCCTTCGCCAACGATTTCATAGACCTCTGTTCCTGAAGTTATCCAGTTCCCACCCTTGAATGAGGAACCATCCTCTGGCCTGTACCAGAATGTGGCATCGCCCATGTTAAGGATACCGAGCTTCACTATCTCATCGTTCTTGCTAACAGGAACCCAAAGACCGCTTACAGCCAAGACCGTGGAACCTATTGTTGCGTCACCATAACTATTATAAGTTCTTGTCAATGCCTTCATTGGCCACACCGAACCGAGTTCGCTTATTATCTCTTCTACTTCACTCATATTACCAAATACTTCCTCCTGAATATATAATTACTTTACAGCCAACATTATATTTAATTCGAGTTCCTATGGCTTGAATAGCAGCAGTCGTGCCGAATTCACCATCACCCGTTATATGTAAATCATTACCACCCAAGTCAACATCCGATGTTATCAGACAGTTATCCGCACAGTCCACATGCCAATCACCTGAACCACCATAGGTACATGTGTCAGTAACAACCCCATCGTTGTAAAACCATGCCCTATCCTCTGTGACATTAAGATTGCCTGCCGAGTCATTGCCATAGACTCTGAAATAGAATTGTGTATAGTTCACTGGTAGCAAATCTACGCTTGCGTTGTAGTAACAATAATCCCCATCGACTGTCATGGTTATGTTCTCTGTCGCATTCATGGTGTTATTTATGGTTGCATAATCTTCCCCCACACCCCACATTGTACCAGTCAAAACATCTTGGGTTTTGTCTGCTGTTTCTCTGTTCGTGACAATTATGAAAGTTATTTCATCGTCCCCACCATTACCATCCAATTCATCATTTATTACGATATTTGGTATGTTGAAATCAACCAAATCAGATAGGTTTTTATTGGTCATCGTTATATTAGCTATCCATGTTGAGTTTGAACCCCAATCATAACAATCTGATTCTGTTGATTCACTCGTAGAACATTCGGTATAATCAGAATTGAAATCAGGATGATACCATAGAGACCACACCGTACCATCTGTTGCGTCCTGTGAACCATCATTATCTAAACCAATGGTATAAGTCATGTTAGTAACATTTGATGTAACTGAAGACAAATCAATGTAGTGATAACCTCTTCCCAATGCGTTATCAGAACAGGCATCAGACCCACAGAACCTTCCCATGTCCATATGTTCATTATCAGTTTCGTATTGTGACCCTGCCGATGCACTACTATTATATAAAACCTCAAAATTTGTGTTATGAATTGGTCTATTAACTACAACTTCAGGATAAACATTAAGGAAACAGTGGTTAAGGTCTTCGTCGGCAGACACGTTTATGAAGAACCACCCGTTGGTATCAGAGGATAGATTCGCTTTGGTGGCTGAAACAAAGTCAATAGTTGGTGGGGATGTGTCTCCTTCTGAATATGTTATATTTAGATATGGTCTTAGTGATGTATCATCAGTCCATTCTTTAGAATAGAAACAAACATCATCAGTTATGGCGGGAGTTCCACTTGAATAAGTACTCTTGAGCCACATGGTTATATTATCATCACCATCATCATAACCCCTTGTAACCATTTGTTTTGTAGTAAAATTTACCCATGCAGGAGCATCTGGTGTGGGATTTATTCCTGTAACAGTCCATCTTTCTTCATAGGTTGTGTTATATTCACCGCTAATAGGTCTTTCATCATAAATCAATTCTGGGGGTGTGGAAACAGCATTCTGTTCATCGCCTTCCTCCCATGGGTCATCTGAAATATTATATATTGAATATGGAAATGTGTGGTGAATATCTACATGATACTCTTCGTTGCTATCTATGGCTTCGGTTGACATCCATAAATGTAATATGGAATCATCAATAGTACTTCCATCTGGAACTGATGTTATATTAAATCTCAATAGGGATTCTAATGCATCACTACTATTGGCAACATTACAAAAGGATGTTGCTGCACCATTACCATATGTGGGGTGGTCGGAACGAATATGTGTATCATCTAAATTTTCTGTGTCGTTATCCTGAAGTATTATTGTTGTTGAGCCTTTTCCAAAGCTAATGTTATCCAAACCAATGACTTCTCCGTAATATTCATAATTCCCAGTAGGAACATAAATTGATTTTGTCATTTCATTCCCATTGAACCGAACAAAAACTCCCTTTTCTTTGCTTTCAACATTAAAACTAATCCATGTATAATTAAAATCGTGAATATTCACAACATAGTTAGGGTCTTGCTCCAAATAGACAACATCATAACCACCCTCAACACCATAAAGGCTCTTGGATTCTTCCACCGCTTTCCAGACCCTATCTTCCTTTGCATATCTTTGTCCACCTATAATTAATTGTCTTTTGTCATTACCTAAATCAATATCAATGCTATTTGGTCTTATGACTTCAGAAATAAGAAGAGGGTCTAATTGAGCATCTCCATAATTGGCAGTCCACTTGATTGTCTCTCGTTCATCTTTTTCAGTAATCATCTTGAATTCCCATACCATTCCCGTATTAAAAACAACACACTCATCTATGCGGTCCACCCATTCTCCTTTTAGTTTAAGATAGACTTGATGATTCTGTATGGCTCTATCAAAACTCATGTCGATAATATTGCTCACATCACAAACCCTAATATCATACTTCCAATTAGTATAATTAAAATAAGTCTCACAATAATCTCCACAATAAACATCTTCGCCTGTAAATGCTCCACCTGGTATAGCCATTAGGACTAAGATGAGGGTTGAAATGCCACCCACGCCCATGACGGTGATGCGCTTGCGATATTTGAACACTCGTTGCACTAACTCTTTAATTTTCAAGCGAGCAGAACGCCATAGAGACACATCAATTTTCTCTAAGGAAATCTCTCTATTATGTTCCTCTCTTCCAAAGATAGACCTATGATTGACTTTAAGATAGTGCCAATAAGAATTTCCAGTTTTTGTTACTTGGTGGGTATGTCCGACTCTTGCCATGATACCACCTATACCCAAACGCTTGCTGTCCCGTTATACCAAATATAATGAGTGCAAACATCCTCACCATCAAGACAAATCCTTTGTCCTGAACCAACTGCCACACCACCTGTGGTATTTATCCATTTCGTAGAATTAATCGTTATGTCATTTGCTGTTGCGGTATCATCACAGACATCCGCATCAAGAAGACATGCATCCTCTCCAGCACAAGTGAAGTCTCCAAAGTCCTCACTCTGCAAGTCCTCATCTCCAACCAAACCTGCTGCTGTGAATGCTGTTGTGAATGTTGGTGAATCGGCTGGTGCATATCCTCCACTCCCATGGTCTCCCCAACCAAATGCTGTATCCCAATCCTCATACTCATAAGTTCCATTATCGACATTAGTATCTGTCAAAGAACATAAGTCGCTTGTGTTATCTGTCATCCAATCGCAATCCAAGGTTCCCTGAAACTCGCTGTCTGTATGCACATCTCCTACAAAATAGGTTTCATTGTCTGTTGTATCGAATGTCAGCCATCTCTGGTCCTGTGTTCCGAATATGAAGGTTGCTCCATTCGCATATACAGGCTCAAACCACATTATGCTTCCACATGTATCAAATGACATCCTTATTGCTGACTGTGTTGGGTCTCCTGAATCTCCTAGGTATATCGTTCCGTTGTCGCATGCTACTCCCGATACTGTTAAGAATTGTTCTACTTCTAATCCGCTTCCTAGTCCCCATGGGTCTGTCGGTATCTTGTTTATCCCTACTAAATCAGAATTTGCCTCGACCACTAATGTATCTGTATCCACCGTGAGGTTCTTTGCACACACCAGGTTCTCATCAAAGGTCTCCGCTATGTTCGTGAATGCCACATCGGTTTGGTTTGCAGTCCAATATGGGTCTAGTTCTGTACCTCCCGCATCCACACAGAAGTCTGTATCTGTACCTCCAGTGATGTTTGTACAATCTACATGAGTAGTGTTGTAAGTTATATAATCAAGCTTGCCTGTCCACGGGTTCATTATGACCTGATAATCATAGACCCCATAGCTTATTCCTACCAGAGTCAACAGCATCAAAGCTGTTGCAAATATCATTACCTTCTTCATTAATACCAACTCGTTGTATGTACAGGTAAGTTGTTTGCATTATAGGAGAAGTCCCTTACTTCTGAACCTGCTCCTACCCACCTCACCATCTGTGTCATGTTGTTCCCAGTATAAGCATAACTGAATGTGGCGTAGCCATCTGTCACCGACTCCGTTCTAAGTGCATTACTAAAGCTACCGACATTGGCGATGCTTAAGTTTGGACCGACTATCTGTTCACCCATATCTGATAATTACCTCCGCACTCTTACCGCTTTGAGCAGTAAGCTTCAAAAGTAATCTCTCATTCAATGGGTATTGTGTGAATGCTGTCATTCCCACTTCAAAATGTTCTTCTCCAGTCTCGTCGTGACACCTGAATCTTGGGAAGAATTGCTGGTTCCCTTCCAAGTTCTGAACATTCAATAGAACTATATCTCCCTCAACGCTAAACCTTCCACTCATAATATCAGTCTTGACCATTATCATATCCAAATATCCAGTAAGCTTCGGTGTCTGATGTTCCTCATTTGATGTAAGCTTGACCCGATATTCCTTCGTGTCGTTCTCGACTGAAATCTTTATAGCTTCCTTAAGGCTCGCTTGTGTCATATTCAATCCTTCGTCCTATCATGTTCAACTGGCTATGCGCTTGGCTCAAGCAAATCGCTATCTGTGCCTGTCTTCCTGCAAGCTTCCCGCTTATGCTAAGTCTTCCCGCACTGAAGTCAATCGCCTTCCCCTCGAACATAGCTAATGCATTGGCTGCTGCCACATTCACAACTGGTGCTTGGAACTTGCTCCCAACGTCTGTCGTCCCAACTGTCTGTCCTGTAAATTGTTCACAATAATTAACGGCATCCTCTACGAATCCGACAAGCCATGGGCTCCCATAGGTCCCTACTCCTGAACCGACAGTCGTAGAACTATCATAAACTCTACTACCTGCCTTTCCTGCCAAATCCCATTTGGTTATGGCCATTTACATCACTTGTAATAACCTGTCCAGATTACACTACCATTTGTATCGTTCGTGACATCCAAATCGACAAACCAACTTAATGTTCCTGCGAACAATGTTGGTGAACCATCGATTACGGAATTAACACTCTTCAGTTTCCAGCCAGTATCGAACATTATCTGGTCATCCTGGTCTTTCATCTGAATACGTGCGCTACCCATTGCAGCATCGCTGAATGCATTGAAATGCATTTGGTCCACTGTCCCATTCAAATCCGAGCTTATTCCTGTTACCAATGAACCTACGCCCGATGTGAATGCGAATATCTTTTGGTATAATGCGACTGGCTGGAAGGGGTCTCCTCTTCGATTTATCTCGGTCATTGTCATTTAGACCACCTACCAATCACCGCTACCAATAGCTATCCACGTGAAGCTTCCTGTTGCTGGACTACCTGTAATCAATGCTGAACCAGCTACAACCCAATTGACTCCGCAAGTATCCTCTGCGAGTACTGCTGTTGTGACAAGGTTATTTGCCAAGCAATATGGTGCTGCTTCATACTTCTTTCCGAAGTTGATTACCTGTGAACCACCGACCATCACACCATCACCAACTTGGATATTATCTCCTGCTGCTGGTGGACTGCCTCCGCCTATGAAACTCTGTTTGTTGGCTGTGACTTCCTGCGCTCCGATATGCACTGCTCCCACTGCTGCGGAACCTAGTGCTGGTTCTGTAACCGCACCGCTTCCAAGTTCGCCTGCTCCAAGCTCACCTGTTCCGATTGCTGTGGTTGTACCACTAATGGCTGTTGATAGCACTGAGTCTGATATTACGCTGCCGATTTTTACTTCGCCAGACTTTAATCCGTCTATCATTCCTATTCCCATTTAATTCACCTCGTTTTAAATATAAGGGAAAGGGCTTACGCCCTTATACCTTAACTACACTCAATGTGCGCACACGCTTCCATTCTCAAGTATCGTGCATGCCATCTTGCTGTGAAAACGATTCCAGTAAGGTCCTTTGTAACGTCGTCGTACCTCTCCATGGTTATCGGTCTCTTCTCTGCAAGACATAGTGCCCAATCCCTGTCGATTATGTATGCGTATTCGACATTGTTGACATTCCTGCTCACCCAAACCTTCATGCCATAGATTGTTCCAATCAATGACTTGCTTGGATTCGTAACTCCTGCCTTGTCTGCCTCGACAAATGTATCTATCTGTCGAATGTCACTAGCTATCTCTGGTCCTATTATGAAATCAGTTGGTCTGTAACCATCCGCTTCCAAGAATAGCATTCCTGCTGCGATATTTGCTATTGTTATTGCTGCACCACCTGAAACCATATGTCCCGTAGTGTTTGCATCCGCACCTGTCTCTATCTCTTTTAATATCAAAGCATCCAACTTCTCGGCCATCTTGTATCCTGCGTACTCGATGTTCCTCTCAACGACTCCGAAAGCTGCGTCCTCAATCATCTCCTTTGTAATGACGGGTCTCACTCCATATTTAACTGGTGTGAGGTCGAAGCTTGAATACTGTTCAACGTCAACTGGTACTTCCGCACCTTCTGATACCTTATTAATAGAAATGGTATCAACTGTTTGTAATATTACTGTGACTTTGCTGCCTGGAATATCCTGTGGTCCAAGCCTTAGTCCAAGAAGCTGTGTAGCAAAAAGTTTCTTTCTTGCTGCTTCAATCACTTTTCCTAAAATCTTGGTTGGGATTATCTCAAGCTCAATGTCCGTTGATAAAAGGGTCTCTCTTAGTGTTTGCATTTAAATCACCTCAAATCCTTAACAGTCCCCAGAACTTCTGGTTCGCTGATGCTGTGTTCAATGCCCTACCTATTGCGACATATGAACCTGCTGCCAATGCACCCTTTGATGCAAGTTGAGCTGCAAACGCACTACCCGACGAACATTCTGCTCTAAATGGAAGTCCTGCTGTGGCTGTACCACCTGCATGTATTCGGAAGAATCCCTCTGTACAAACTGTGACTAATTCTCCTGATGCTGCGTTGTTCATTGCCATACCCACTACCGATTCCTGGTCGTGGCCTGCATTAGCAAGTAGAACATCACAACATTCCTGCATGGTGACTGTGTTGTGTGCTGTCGTTGGTGAACCTGTGTCTCCCTTAAGGAATTGTCCACCGCTTACCGCTTCTGAGGCCCCTGCTGTATAGTAACCGCCTTCTCCTGCGTATTCCAATACTGGTGTTGTTGCCATTTAAATCACCCTAATATCCCCAAGAACCATCTCGTCTTTTAGCGTCTTTCATGTAGAAGACTGCTGACTTCCCGATTCCTTCTTTGACTAATTCAAAGTCGAACTCTGGTTCAGCTTCCTCTGTCACAACGCCCTTTGTCTCTGATGGCTCCTTTTTTATTTCTTTAAGTTCCTCTTGAACTTTATCTAAATCATCCTTGAATGATTTCGCCAACTCTAAAATCTGTGTATTGACAGATTCCTGTGGCTCTTCTTTAGGTTCCTCTTTTGGTTCCTCTTTAGGCTCCTCTGGAGGTTCCTCTTTTGGCTTCTCTTCTTCTGCCATATCCTTCACCTCTTTAGTTATTTTCGCAACTTCAGCTTCCTCTTTGAAGGCTTCTGCGATTGCGAAGGTTGCTTCTGTGCAACCAGGTGTCTTCACAAGACCCAATCCTGTGAAATCCAATCCTTTAACTACTGTCTCATCTTCTTCTCTGACCAATTCATCTGCTATCGCTTCAATACTGACAAATCTGACTAACCCGTTCCTCACCATATCAACTATACCTGGGTGATAAGGTGTGTTCTGGATTACTCCCTCGAAATCAATTCCCTTTCGTGTGGTGTGGGGTTCAAAGAATCCCACGTTGTCCTTCATTGATTCCGTATGGTCCACGCTGATTGTGTTGCCACTATACCTTGCGTTCTTAAGTTCCTTCATCTTGTAAGTATGACCATTACGGGATGTGCTTGCTGTTATCATTGTGCCTTTAACTTTTATTGAATTGTTGTCCTTTGTCTCGGTCAAACCCTCTGTTATCACTGTTAATGGACTGGAGTACTTCAATGTTTGGTTCTCCAAAATCATTGGTTTCACCTCGTTCTTCTTTCTCCACTGACTATGACAAACAGCCGAACGCTGCTTCTGGTCTGGGAATTCCTTGTTCATTACGCCATTTCCCATGCATCGGCTAATGAATTTGCCTTGCTCCTCTCCAGCGTTTGGTTTTGGTATCGGCATTTAACTTCCTGTCCTTATCTTACCGTGTGCCTGTCTGAAATATGGTGTTTCAGGCACAGTTTCCGACATGTATCGTTCAAGTTTCTCCTTCTTAATGAAGTAGTTCCTTCCCATGTGTTCGTTAAGTCGTGAAGTATCAAAGACTTTCTGTTTCTCAGAACTGAGTTCAACGTAGTCTGTAACGTGTTCGGGCATTCCTATCTTCAACCCACTCGGGAGCTTAACTGTCTTAACTCCCTCTGTCTTTCTCACTTTCCTTTCCGCATTCAACATCTGTCTTAATGATTTCATACTAATTCCTATTTATTCTTTTTTTCCATTTTGCTAATTCATCCAACCAGTCAGCCTGTGTATCGAAGTCTTCTTCCTTTGGTTTTTCTAACATTGGTCGAGTACATAAAAAATACTCTTTGAATTCTTTCAATAACTCATTATATGCTACCCAAAGTTCCGACCATTCAAGGTGATTGCGAGGCTCTTTTTTTATTATTCTCATAACCCATCATTAATCCTATTGTATTTGACCATAGCCTTCAACCAATCAGCCTGTGTATCAAAGGCATCTTCTTTAGGTGGCTTGGGCTTCCCATTTGGTTTGGGAGGTCCCATGCCTGGCGGTCCACCGAATCCAATGGTTGGTTCAGGTGGTGGGTAATTCTCACTGTCCATTAGGTCGTTGATGAAGTTATCCCATCCTACTATCTTGAATGCCACCTCGGGTGGAACTCCTGCTTGGTTCAAGTTCTTCACCATCTCACCCTTGACTCCCTCTTCCTGTATGCTCATCTCACGCCACTTGATTTTGGTGTCGCCATAGACGCTGAATATCTTGTCGTGAATCACTTCAGTCATGGCATTCCTAAGTGCCTTTACCTTCCTATCGAAAGCCTGAAGCTCTATGTCTGCGGTTGCTTTGTTTGAGGTCTCCCCACCTCTAATGAATATCTCTGGAACACCTAACCCTGCTATGAGCTGGTTCTCCATGTGCTTAATCAAACCATCGGGCTGCACCATCCTCAAGTCAGAGGATATGGATTTAAGCTCGACTGCTGTGGATGTTATGATGTCCTGTCCAGGTTCCCTCCCTTCAATCATGTCGATGTATTCCTCTATTTGAGGACCACTTGCTGGACTGTCATCTGTTCCAAGCTTGTGATGCATGGTCGGATGACCATACCTGTGAACTACCTCACCCAAGTCTGCCTGATAGTTCAAAAGACTTGTCAATGCTCCTTGGATTGCCTTTAAATCTGAGTAACCATAAAAAGCAGGACCAATCTCATTCCATTTGAAATGAGCTATCTGTTCTAATTTAAAATCTATTTGCTTTTGTGTTCCAAGAACCTGTCGGTATTTGATGAGTTGACCGTCATTTCCCCCACCTTTAGCTACCACCACATACATCTGGCTTGGTGGAAGGAGCTTCATTGAGCTTATTTCTGCTCCTTTGACATCCAACTCAAGATAAGCGTTACCGTAGATAATCATTTGCCTTAACACATTCAACATGAGCTGTTCAAAATTGTGTGTGTCTACAAATTTCTCAATTGTAGTCACACTTCCACCATCCAACTCATAGCCACTCTGGATTGCGAAATTAGAAAGGTTGTCTACCGCGTTCTTAGCCACTGGTATGGATGTATAAATATCCTCATAGAGTTTGAAGTTCTTATCCAAATGTGGAACAGTCCATTCGTTCTCTTTGTCCTTCACTTCGGCATTAAAACCATACTGTGGGGTCAATCTCCCGATAGCTTCCTTTAATGTTCTTGGTTTCTCAGAAATAGATTTGCTCTTAAGTGAATAATTCTTTGTCCTAAAGAAATCTAATATTGCCATTCATCTTTAAGTAATGCGTAACAACTATTTAAATGTTTCGTCAATTTGTTACCTTGGCTTTTCGTAGACATTGTGGGCATGTGGCATAATATTTGCTTTTGCCTTGGTAATCCCAGACATAACTACATTTATGGCATTTTAAAATCATAAAAACTAATTGGTAGTAGTCTTTAAATACGTTTGCTTATCTTTGAAGGCACAATTGAATACATGCAATCCTAACCTTGGTTCAACACAATTTCTCAATATTGTCGTATCGTTCACTTCAAATCCTTTTATTTTCATTAACTCTTTATTTGGAAGCATGTGACCACGTGTTTTTATCTTGAACGGTGATATGTGGAAATTGCTCCAAAAATAATGTCTTCCAACATCGTGTGGTATTATTAGCGGTTTATACCAACTTATTACGTTCTCGACCACCCATTTACATTTGGCGTATCCTTGCAATAACAAGATTTCTTCATAGAGCTTCATATTTGGATATATGGGTGGGTTTTGGTCGTGCCTCGCCTTTCTTATTCTACTATGTGTGGGGCATGGTGGTGATGACCACATAAAATCAAACTCGTTGAAGTGGTCTAAAAGATATTGGTGAGCATCCGTTATAATCACTTTATCATTTGGAAAGAACTCTTGGTACATCTTGGCTATCTTTGGATTGTTCTCTATTGCTACAACATCTACATCCTTCCATAGCTTTCTATTTCCACCTATACCAGCATATAAATTCAATACTTTCATGGTTCCTCTAAATAGTTGCTTGTGCAGAATCCGTCTTGCTTGGTCCAAGGAAGTCCCTTAATTTCTTCTTCTTATTGCGGTTGACACCTTTAGACCAGAATCTCATGGTTGTAAAAGTAGATGATTCTTTCTCAAGGGTCCGAACAAAAGGAATGTCGTGCTTCGGACACCTTAAACCTTGTTCGCCTTTTTTCGTACACTTGTAAGCTGGACATCTCCAGACGATGTGTTTTTCGATTGGCATAGCTCCTTCTTCTTTGCCTCTATTTTTAACCTCTGTTCCTCTATGAGCTTATCCTTCTCTTCGGCTGTCATGTCTTTGATGGTCATTATCCTATGCTTATATCCAACAAAGGCCATATGCAAGTTCCTTAACTTCCTATCTATCTCTTCCTTCTTCATTTATTATTCTCCTTTATCTCTTTAAGATGCTCTTTATAATCGGGTGTCTTTCGCCATTCATTCCATGCCTTTTGACAGCGTTGTACTTGCTTCTTACATTCATCACATTCATTCTTTTCATTACAACCAGACTTTCCACAACCATACCCATAATGACATGGCATGAGTCCACCACCACCATCCGTAGAAATGAGACAACCACATTCCAATTCCCTATCATATATTCTATCAGCCATTCTATCCGTCCCTCATCTTAAGCCCACCTTGGGTACATTCCCTTACTAAAAGATAACATTTGTTGCATATCTCGTCCAATGGACTCTTATCCTTCTCTCCGTATAGCTCTTTACAAAATCTACATTGTTTATCTAACATTTTAAATCCTCCTTCCAAATACTGTGTATAGTGTTCCAAGGAATGAACAATTTTCCTGTGCCTTCTCTTTCTGTTTCCTTTATTACAATTCCTTGATTTGTGATTTCAAGTAATTTGACATCATCCCAGGTTTCTTTTGTTCCGTGGATAGTGACAATTTCGTCAATCCAATCACATTGAAAACAATGGCATATTTCTTCTTCCATAATTCCTCCTAAATTGATACATGAATATCCTTTCCACACCATTTACTGCCACCTAATCTAATCTTCACAGCACCTACCCTTACAGGTGGTAGCTCGTTCTTCTCGCAATAGCTTCCGTCCCATTCAAGGAATCCTCCTGTTGTGACTATGAACTGCCTTAAAAGATTCACTGTCTTGGTGTTCTTGTTTATCTCAGGCACTTCAAATGGCATGGCTGACATCGAATGGTTGTGTCCTCCAAGATAAATGTCCGCATTGACGCATAGCTGCCTCAACTTGTCTACCCGATTCAACTTGCCTCCAGGTGTGCTTCCTCCACCCGTTGTGTGGTGTGCATAGATGAAGTAATGGTTTACAGGCTCTTTCTCTTCCTTCCCATGCCTATTCCGTTGCGTTCCCATTTGGTATTCAATGACAGCACTCATCCCGAGATAAGGTATCTTTAGCCTGTCGCATACTGAAATGGTTGGGCTATATCCGACATACTTTGAGAGCCTTTGCTCATGATTGCCGTCTATTGCGCCTATTATCTGGCCCTTAATCGGGGTTAAAAGCTTAGTGGCTTCATCTATCTGCTCTTCGAGAGTGAGGTTCTGATTGAAAGGAGTTGTAGGTGAATTCAAAGTCGCACAATTAAGGAGGTCCCCCATGAGGACTGTGCGAGAGTTCTTATGTGCCTTAATCCAATCTATATAGCCAATTAGCTTCTTCCTTGATTTCTCGGTGAATCCTTTGTCCCCAATGTGAATGTCACCTAGAGGAACAAGAAAGGCTTCCACGCCTTTAACCCACGTAGAGGCGAATTTCATAACGCTTGATATTGGAGTGATGTCTTTATAAAGCTTTCGGCTTTAAAGGGGTCTAAGGGGTCGGGAATTAGATTCAATTAATAAAATGTCTAAATTACTAATGTTTGAACCAATTAACAAATCGGTCTAATTATCTAACAAGTGTTCGATTTATCGAACAGGGTCTAAGGTTTCCTTAAAATTAGTTCTCTCTTATACCATATATACTATAACACAATAGAATAAAGTACTCATGTCTAATCCAGTTTTCTGTTGTAAGGCTATCGCCTTCAACCACGCTGTAACATTTCATCATTATAACACTTCTCACATAAGAATACATGGATTGTATGGAATCCATACTTCCCTTTAACTACCCTCACAGCTTCCTCATCACACATAAAACATTTTCTGTCCATATACCCACCGCCTTAAACACCACATCAAAGGTAATAATACAAAGACCTCATGGTAAAACAAGAATATACACATATAGACTGGTGCAGCTATCGAATCGAAGACTAATTCCTTCTTAGTTGTGTTCATGTAGTTTAACATATCAATACCCATAAGATATACAGGTTAATGCTTCCAACAAACCACCAGTAAAGCAGGAATCCACTAAGGCTCCACCTTTGACCTCTCCAGTATCTCATGTTCTCTTCCTCTTTCTCCAATTATCGAATTGAACCAATAATGATATTGATTGAACTACCAATACAATCGAAGACAGTATTAATGCAAAATATAAAGCAGGTATTACCCACCAACTCATTCTATCCACCTCCATGTAGTTTTCTATGTTCTTTCCATTCTTCATAATCAACAAAACAATCTCCACAGTCCCAACAAAATCTCATATTACACATTTTCCCATCTCCATCTATATATTACGAATCTTTTTGGTTGACTTAAATCATACTTTTCACTGAAATATAAATCAAACTCTTTCCATGTGTTGAATCCATCATTTTTACATACTAAAGAATGATTAACACAACCACTAACCATTAAAATTATTATTAACATTATTATTACTTTAATCATTTCTTTACCCCACAGAATTTGTATCTCCCTTTGAATTTGTTATCACAATCGTCCTTGAATCCACATCTAAGTCCAGGCTTATATTTGTGTTCTTCCTTTAATATCGCTAATATAGGGCATGTCTTAAGGACTGCATTTCTCCTTAAACCTACTATCTTCCTTATCTCATACACTTTAAGTCCAAAATATACAGATAATTCCTCGACTGTTGCACCGTCATCAAAAGCATCTGCAATTAAATCATTTCTTCTAACCTTATCTGTTGATAATACCCTTGTTTGGTCATATCTAAGTCTCATACTGTCCATTCCTCCCCACAGTTATCACATCTGCAATATATCTTATCATCATTAGGCTTAAGTCCAATCTTCCAATAGCTTCTTGCTCCACATATACACCCTTTAGGCTTCATAACAACATTCCTCTTGGTAACATTTCTCACATAATGCAGAATATCCTTTTTTTAATGCCTTCCTATATTTATTATCTTTGAATTTATCACGCTTTAATGGTTCAAAATCCTCTGCATCAATCCAAACTAAAGCATGGGTACATTCCCTTATCCCGCATTTATCGCATGTGTTCATATCTGTCATGTCTTGCACCCCCATAAATATAAAGGGGAGATTTTACTCTCCCTTTATCTTCTCAACTACTTGCTTGTTAAACACTTTCTTCACTTGGATTAACTTGCATACTATTGGGTCTTCATTGTTGTTCTCTAATATCACCTTTGCTTGTTCTATTGCTGATTCTTCAGTTAGAAACACAGTGTTTGAAGCTATCTCTTCCATATCGTCATCTACAACAACAAAATACTCTGTTGGCACTTCCTTTCGTGGTCTTCCATTCGGTCTGCTAAGTATTTCCTCGTTCCAATACCATCGCCCTTTATCTATGTCCAGATAGTAACCTTCTTCTCCTGTTATTTTTGTTACTATTGCTGTCTTACCTGCGAGTTTTAACATGCCCTCAACGACATCGAATTTATCCTCTTCTAAATCACTTGCTATCTTAACTCTATCTCCTATCTTAAATTTCATAATTACCCCCTTAATTTGATAGTATAATAGTCCTCTTCTATAACTACACCGTCGCTAATTGCTCTCTGTAAGTGTGTTTGTGCTGTCTTTTGACAACATTTAGCTAATTCACAATATTTCTTGTAAAAAGTTTGTTTCTTTTTTACCTTTTTACTTTTTAATATGATTTCTATTATCTGCATAGGGTTCAATAGAGCCACAAAGTTCGGGTTTATCTTGTCATCTATGACATTCGCTGAAACGATAACACCCTCTTGGACTTCAACTAACATATTTCTTTGGATTCCCTTTAATAAGTCATTATAAACGCTTGGGTCGAATTTGAAAGATATGTCTACTTTTCTATCGTCATTCTCGACTTTAAACAATAGTCCAGATACCTTTTTATCTGTAAGACCATATACTCTCATTATACACTTCATTTAAGGATTCCTTAAACCTCTAAATCGACGGGAACGAACGAGTGAAAATCTACACCCCACATGCCTACAAAACTCATAGCTTTCCCCTTGCGCCAGAGACTTTGCCATAGCGTTTGCCATGAGAAAACTTAGCATGAACCGTCCTTTCGCCTTAAAGGTTTAATATATCTGTTTCAGGATAACGCATAGCCATATCTGCCTTCATTTCCATGTCCTCGAAAACTATGTCTATTATCTCTTCCATAGCTTCTATTGTCTCTTCATCTAATTTGATTTTGTGCTTCTTTTCAATTATGGCTCTAATTCTCTGTACTATGTCTATTGAATAGCTCATTTAATCCTCCTCAACTTCCATGGTGGATTCACACATATTAGCGTCAAATAAATCTATTGCTTTGTCTCTCGCCTTTAATTCGTTTTTTGCTCTAACAAATACAGATTTGGTTAAGGTTACAAAGTATTGCATCTAATCCACCTTCTCGTCTATCTCTACTTGCTTATCTAATTCACGCCTTAAAATAGCAAATTGACGGCTTAAATTGGCTCTAGTTGGTTCAATCTCTTTAGTTACCTCGACCTCATACTTCCTATATGAGCCACCATTGTCCTTAATCGTCCTTCCTAAGACTAATTTTATCACATTCTCACCTCTAAATATTTAACATAAGTATTTAAAAGGATTAATCTTTATTCCAATCCTCTGTCTCTATCATCATGGTTACATAATCGAAGTCTATCTCATTATATAGATGCTCTTCTTTCAATCTCTTCTTAACCTGATTCGTAATGATTGAAGCTATGCCAAATATGTTATATGCTATGCTCTTCTCGCTGCATGGTTCATCTATTGATTGCTCATCTGTATATAGAGATTCTTCATACCTCTTACACTCATTAGCTGACATAGGGTTGACTGTGAATACCCTCATTAGCTGCCCACCCATTCGTGCATCTATGTATAGCTTGATATTGGGCTTGAATTTAACCGTCTTCCATATCATCTTACGGCTCTCCATGCTGTCAGTTGCAGCTATAACTATCGTTTCAGTCCATACATACTTTTCTTCAAACATAAATGGCATAATGGTTATACTAGTGCCAGTCATATATGCAACCATATCAGCTAACGCTTCCACCTTTAATTGTCCGACACTATCTAATGGATATAATTGATTAGGGAGATTGTGCTTTTCTATCTTATCTGAATCCCACACTGTTATCCTTTTAAACCCCACCTTTGCAAGACAAAGGGCTGTCGCTGAACCAATAGAACCCGCACCAATTATAGCTATGCTTTCTTTTTGGTGGTCGGCGGGGTTTATTATCCCTAACTGTCTCCAATAGTCCACCTTAGTATCCATAGTATATCCCGAAACTATCTTTATAAAATCCCTCGCCTTCATCTGCTATCCTATCTTCATCTGCCTGGATATTGCTTATCGTTTTCTTTGTATTCCACCATTTCGATTTCTTCCAAATCTGTGATATTTCCACATTCTTGCTTTGTTCGGCTGCCCATTTCTTCGCTTCTGATAGCGCATTGTCTATGGTTGGAATTAATCCGTCTATTGTAAATTGCTTTCCGTCTTTTGTGTTGCCGTCAATCCTTACAATCATCTGTCCAACTGAATTTGTCACTATTGATAAGACAGGTGTAAACATCTTCATCAAATTTTTAATGTTATCTGTATCTGTTATCGACCAGAAGGCTTCCATTCCACCATGACTATGCCACCAACCTCTGCATTTTTCCCACATTTCTGGATTCGTTGTTATGAATCCCTCTAACGTCTTGGCTACATCTTCAGCAGTTATTGTGACATCACCACCTGACGCAATTTGCTTGGGTATTATTATGTCTTCAACAATTATTGTTCCATTTATTGTTTCGTCGCAAATCAATAATCCACCTGCTTCATTGTCACCCATGACTTCTGATATGGCTAATATTTTATCATAGACATCTTTGGTTATTATCACTTCATGCTGAATATCGTTGCCTGGTAATGTTATCTCCATTATCTCACCTCCAATTATCTCTCCAATCTTCCCAATCCTCATGCTCATCACCCATGCTTACTGATTTTAGGTAACTTATCATCATGGACACCGCAACCTCTATCTCCATATTGGCTGCCAATTTCTCTATTTCGTCCATATTACCCCAACATGGCTGACCGTCACTAATATGTGGGTGGTCGTAATTGTAACTTGACCTTTTTTCCAGATTCCTTATTCTTATCCCTTGACCTACACCCCATGTTATTCTAAATGAACCTACATATATCCTTCCCACAACATCACCACCTTCTTGGACTATGGCGGTTAATGGCTCTGTGATTATTGTTATTAGTCCGTCCACAACACAAATTGTCCTTACACCTTCTATATTCATTATGCCTTTAACCTTACTGGTATATCCACCTCTATCATTGGCTTTAGCTTTGGCTATGCTCTTCTTCAACATATTTCTCTGTTTGACCAAAGAGCATACTTCATTGGTATAATCATGTAGATTGTCGGACATATTCTTTACTTCTCTCTTATATGTTCCTATCTTAACTTCCTTCGCTTCCATTTCTTTGTCCATTGAATTGTATATAAGGTCTTTGATTTCAGATGCTGTTTTGCGAATACTGATTTTAGGCTTTGCTCTCTTCATCTTAGAAACAATTAAAAGTATTGATTTCATCACACTCTCCACATGCTTATCTATCTTCCTGGTAAGATATTCCCTTCTAATCAAAACATAAGGATTCCTAAAATATGCCACGATTTCTCTTTTACGTCCTATGGTTAATTCAGTCCACCCTTCACTATCTGGAACATCACCAAAGCATATAACGATAGTTCCAGAATCCTCTATGTAAGGCATAGGGCTTGAGTTCACAACAACCCCTTTAAAATCCTTATTCTTGACGTTTATAATCGTGTTAGTCAAATAATCATATACCTCTTCACTCATTCCCTCATTATTAACTATCTCTAAATCCATAATATCTCCTTAAAATAAAATGGGGGTTTTACCCCCCATTAACTGCTGAAGTAATTGTCACTACTGAATTGTCACTGCTTATCTTTGCGTTGCTATTTGTCACTGTGCCATTAAGTCTAATCGTTGCAGAAGAATCTGGCTCGACTTCGGCTTGTTCTAAAAGCTCTTCAATCGTCGAACCAACCTTAACGCACTGTTTCTTGACTCCATTACCCATTACACCAAGATGCACTATAACGGGCTTGTCACTTCCTGAATTTGCACCTGTCATATCTTCACCTTTTCCCTCATCAATACCTTTCGGTAAGCATAATTCGTCCAAAATTGCTTGTTGGTTATGTTCGTCCAAATTCTCTTTATTCATCTAATCGCCTTTAAACCTCTAAATTGCTTAATATAATAAGGGCTTTCGCCCTTAAACTTTTGGTAATTTTCCGAGTTTACCCATTTCTCCTTCATAGAGAATCCTATATTCTCCATATCCTCGCCATGAAACTTGTTCAACTCTTACCATGTCTTTTCCTTTAATCTCATCATACCACACATAGCATCTAACTGCACCATTCCAAGAAGCGCAATAAGTTTCCATTCCTGAATCCTTGCTTCCGCATCTTGTGGCTGCTCCTCTATTTCCCTTCAAAGTTCCGTAAAAGTGAGACATAAAATTCACTTCCTTTAGTCAATACCTCTTTAGGTAAGTATAATTATTTTTTCACATCTAAAACGTCAAAACCAAAAAATCCTTTGCTTCCGTCAGTATAAATCACTTCAATAGATTTCTTATAATTATCCACATATATCATACTTGCTACTTTCATTTTAACGTCCTCCCTCTAATTTTACCCCATTCAATGGGTCTAATCTTCCCGCATCTAATACATAACCATAAAGGAGAGGGGTTTAAGGGTATTCCCTTATCTTGGTAAACCATCATACCCCCACATTCACAATTCATCTTATCCCTTCACACAAAGTTTAAGAGCATAATCATAATGGCTATCTATCACCTTATTAGTGTCGTGTTTTTCTCTGCCTATTGCTGTGCCTACACCTATAAAGAACGCCATTATTGCCTTTAACTCATATTCTGTTAAATTCATAATTCCCGCACATTCAAAGAGATATTAAGCTTTCGCACTCTCTGAATATGTTTCGGGTTTAAACCTCTTTAATCTCCCAAAAGGATTTTTGTTGTTCATATTTCACTAATTTATATTTCTCTCTCCAGGCATCTAAGCATCTTTCTTTATCCTCTTTAGTCTCATGCCCCTTAACCTTCTCAACACCACATATACGACATACGACGATATGCTTAATCTTGTGATTCATATCGACCCAATAAGAGAATACCACAAATCCTTACATGCACTTCAGGACTTATCGGGTTTGTTGCTTCAATATGAGATTCAACCTTATGCATTAGGGTCATCATACCTAACAACCTTACCTATGCTTTAATTCTCTCATTGTTTAGTCATATCACCTTAAAGATTGGGTCGCTTTCACCCGAATCCCAATCTAAACCTTCTCTACATCTCTGAATAATTGCTCACTCGGCTGTTTGACTACTTTACCATTTACCAGGTGAACCTCTATTCCTGAACCTGTCATATACAGCATATTATCCTCCCTATCAATACACTTGTTAAAATTGTAAATATCAGATACCTAAATAGGGATAAAGGGCTTCCCTTAAACATGCTCATACTTCTCAGTAAGGTCATAATACCCTTTTCTCCTATCAAGCTTATCCCTAATCCTCTGCATTAAGTTCATATCACACCTCTCTTAATGCTCATAGCCACATTAGAAAAATCCTTAAGCATGTCATCAGGCATATCCTTAATTTGTTCCTCTGTATGTAATCCTGTTCTCCTAATGACTTCTTCTC